CTTATAACAAGCTGATGGCAGCGATGTTAGATCGGACACTGGTCGTACTTGAAGATGACTTTCATATAGCGGCAACGATCCATGGTCGAATCATTGGGTTTTATCTATATGGGATGGTTGAAAGACTTCCATAAACGCGCGGTCGATATTGGCGATGTGCAGGAGGTCAATCACCAAGAATACGAATCCGAGTTTGGTTCAAAGGTAGGCATCAGCCGATGACACACACTTTCGCTACGCTCAAGGTCAGTAACCAGACCTATGAGGAAATCGAGAAAGCGCTTCGTGAGGCTGGCTACGAGCACGCTTTTGTTGATGGTGCCATCGACATGCACGGTATTGGTCTGTTACGGGGCGGGCCTGCTTGGACCTACTGTACTGGCCGGTTTCCCAACTATGATATCTACGTCAATGTACTTTATGAGGACGGCAGTGAAGGCTCAGCCAAGTTCGTGAAGAACAGGTTCAGCCCTATCGAGCATTGGGAATTGAATTCTGATGGCGACCGGCCAATGAAGACCATCGTGGCGTGGAGGTAATCACATGAGAAAGATGCACGAGACAGCTATGGTTGAAGTCTATGTTGAAGGACTATGGTGTCAATGTCATATGTCCCAAGTAGACGTCGGCGATTTGTTTAGGATTCGCAGCCCTGACGGCAAGCTGCGTGAGGGCGCTTGGCGATGCACAGCCATACCGAACATTCCTTGTCAAAAGGATGATGGTGTTGGTGTGGATGGAAACGATATTGGCTAGGAGATCACTATGCCTACACGGTTTGAAAACGAACTTCGGGAACTGCTCAACCGGCACAGTGTAGAGAACGATTCTAACACGCCGGACTTTATCCTCGCGAAATACCTCACCGCGTGTATATATGCGTGGAATGCAGCAATTCAACAGCGCGAAATTTGGTATGGCCGTGATGGGCATCCCTCAACAAAAGAGGGCTGGCAGGCAATCAAGGACATAGCGGCACTTGACCGTGAAGCCGTCGATGAAGCGAAGGCTAATGATTAGTCACTGTGACCGGCTGGCAATATCAGGAGAAGCGGGATGGATGAGCTCATAAACAAGTACCGGCCTACTAACTTCGATGATGTCATTGGGCATGACAAGGTTGTGCGGTCGATCAAAGCTGCATTAGATGGCAAGCGCGGGCGCAGCTTCATCCTGGGTGGGCCGTCTGGTGTAGGTAAGACGACCCTGGCCCTCATCATTGCCAAGCACGTCGGCGCTAAGGCATTTGACATTGTTGAGATAGATGGTGCGACACACACCGGCATCGATGCTATGCGCGGCGTTATTGAGCGGCTTCAATACAAGAGCTTTGGTGGTGGGGCGCGAGCCGTCATCGTCGATGAGAGTCACTTGCTCTCGAAGCAGGCTATGAAGTCCCTGCTGAAGTCCATCGAGGAGCCGCCTGATGGTGTTCATTGGCTGCTGTGCACCACGGAGCCCGCAAGCATCCCCAAGGAAATCCGTACCCGCTGTTTGAGCTATGACCTTAAACCAGTGCCCGATGAAGACATCCTGGGCTTATTGATGAATGTTACCGAAGCTGAAGGCTTGCTGATCGCCAAGTCCGATGAAGCTTTGACCGTGCTTGTTGAAGCGGCTGATGGCAGTCCACGGCAGGCACTGACGTTCTTGGCTGAGTGTGGCCATACCAAAGACCTAGGTGAAATCCGTACACTTATTAAGCAGGCAGCGGTAGCGTCTAAGGAAGCTGTCGACCTGTGCCGCCTGCTTATCAAAGGTGCAAGATGGACAGAGCTCACAGCCTGTATTGCCAAACTGGAAGGCCAGCCTGAAAGCGTGCGCATCATCGTGCTCCGGTATATGAGCTCTGTGGCACTCAAAGAAGGCAAGCCGGGGCAGGCGCTGGCCATCATGGATGCCTTTGCCCAGCCCTTCCAGGACCGTGAGGGCACGGCACCCTTGATCCTAGCCTGCGGGAGACTGTGCTTTGGAGAATGACCGATGATTAACGGTGTAGGCTTAGGTTTAGCCGTGATTGCGCTTGTGATATCAATCACGGTTCTATTACAAATATTTGCCCCAGCCTTTTGCTCTTGAGTCTGTATTAAATAGGTGTGGGTAGGAGAATCAGATATGGTGCGCAAGGTTGATGTAGAGGAACTTCGGGAGCGGCTTGCTATTGACAAGCACAGCCTCGATGAAGAGATTGAGCAGCAGGCTGAAGTCTACTATGTGGTAGCTGAAGCTGCTGTGCTGGCAAAGTCCAGGATGGATGCTGCTGAAGAGGACGTGAAGCTGGTCCAGGCCAAGCTCGATCCGCTCATCCGTGCGAAGTTGGAGAAGAACGAGGAAAAGGTCACAGAGGCGGTGGTCAGGTCGGCTATCATACAGCACCCGCAGTCTAAGGAGGCTGTTGAAACGGCCCGCAACATCAGAGAGGAATATGAGAAGCTCAGCGCCTTGAAGGACGCCTTTCGCCAGCGGTCGTCGATGCTGCGCGATCTGGTTGAGCTTCATGTATCAGGTTACTACACTGATCGTTCAGTTCGCGGGTCCGCAAACAAGGCCAGTGATCATAAGGCTGAGCAAGTGCGGCAGCGCCTCAGCGAAATGCGAAAGGTTGAAAAGAGCGAGGAGCGCAGCAAGTCTAGGCGGCGGGGAGAAGACTGACCGTGGTTCGCTTTGCTGACTATGTGCTCTTCGTCTTGGGCGTTGGAGCTGGAACGGTGCTGGCTTTGGCAGTGTTCTATGCCGCTATACGCCTAGCCTCGGAGGCTTGGCACAAAGGCAGAGAGCGGTTTCACCGTAGAATGCGATTCAATAGCAAGTTGAAAGGAGATCGGCCCCATGGCTGATAAAGGTAAGAAGCAGAAGTTCAAGTACCAGGAGCGGGATGCCAGCACCTGGAAGCAGAAGAGTCAGGAGAGCTCTGGTAGCTATGACGACATTGTCAAAGACGGTACTCCGAAGTTCAAGGCACAGGACGGCAAGAACCGAATCCGCATTCTGCCGCCGACCTGGGATGACGCCGATGACTTCGGCTATCCGATCCTGGTGCATTACCGCATCGGCGCTGAGGAGCAACCCTATCTCTGTCTACAGATGAAGGACGAAGAGTGCCCAATCTGTGAAGAGGCAAGGCGTCTTGCCGCTGACGGTGAGGTCGATGATTCCAAGCGATTCAAGCCCAGCAAGCGAAAGGGCTGGTGGTTGCTTGACCGTAAATCGGATGAGTCCGACATGCCCGTGTTCTGGGCATCGCCGCACGGTACGCACAAAGACGTTCTGCTTGCTTGTGAAGACGATGAATCCGGTGAGATCATGCCGTGCGATCATCCACAGGAAGGCTATGATGTGGCCTTCAACAAAGAAGGCGCACAACTCCGTACGAAATACACCGGCGTCAAGCTCGTTCGGAACCCGACGCCCATCCTCGAAGATGAGGACGATATGGCTAAGGTGCTAGAGTTCATTGCTGAGAACCCGATCGATAGTCTCCTCAAGTTCTATGATGCCAAGTACCTCACAGCCATCCTTGCGGGGCAGGCACCGAAGTCTGACGACGATGAAGACGAAGACGACAAGCCAAAGAAGAAGGCCAAGAAAAAGCCCGCCGATGAAGATGAGGAAGATGAA